GTGCGCGTCGATTGGCCTCCACCCGAGGATATCTCCCCACCGGCGCGGTCGATTTGGCGCGAGACGATGAAGCTGGCGAACTCGCGGCTGCTCCCGACCGACTACTTCCAGGCGATGCGCTGGATCACGTGGGTGGACAAATGGCTTGAGCAGATGAGCCTGCTCGCGAACGAGGACGCCGTTGAGGATGGATCTACGGGCAAGGTGAGGAACCCGCGATTCATGGTCATCCGGCAGATCGAACAGAACGTCGTCCATGCTGAGCAGGCGATGGGGCTGGACCCGCGGGCGCGGATGCGGAACGGGATCACGTACAAGCAGGAGCAGGACGCGCTCGACGAACTCAAGGCGCGGCGTGACGGGCGGAAGCCGACGCAGATGGAGGATAAGGCGTGAGCAAGATCGCACCTTGGATGACCAAGATCTCGTGCGGGAAGTGTAAGCGGGTGGTCGCGCGGTATGACACAGGGGCGGGAGACTTTTTGGTTACCAATGCTGCGATCACGGTAGTGGTGGACGCCGGGAGGGTTCATTTCAAGTGCCATAAGAGATGCGGCGCGTCGTGGTGGGTTAGGGTGCCATTGCTGGCGCGCGCTATCGCTGCGAACACCGAGTCTGATGTTGCCCGAGCGGCGAAGGATCTGCCGCCGAATAGTCGCGGCGTCGTGTTGGGCGTGGATTGCTGAATGACCATTGCCACCGCCAAGCCCGCCCCGCGCTACTCCTACGGCCCTGAGGTCATCGACTGGATCGAAACGCACTGCGTGATCCCCGAGGGCGCCAAGATTGGCCAGCCGGTGGTGCTGATGGGGTGGCAGCGAGAGTTCATCGAGGAGTTGTACCGCACCGACAGCGACGGTGAGTTGCGGTACAGGTGGTCACTCCTTGGAATCCCGAAGGGCAACGGCAAGTCACCGCTCGCGGCATGGCTCGGGCTGTACCACCTTCTCGGCGACCCGGACGAGGAGGACCCGTGGGTGGTCGTGGCGGCGGCGGCGGACAAGCAGGCGGACATCGTGTTCGGCCTCGCGAAGAAGACGTGCGAGATGAGCCCCACCTTGCGGGACAAGACCGAGCGATACAGGTGGGAGATTCGCCCGAAGGGAGCGCCGGGCAAGATGGAGCGCGTCGCCGCGTCGAGTGGCCGGCTGGACGGCAAGAACCCGTCGATGCTGCTACTTGACGAACTGCACGAGTGGTCAGGTGAGACGTGGGACATCCTGACGAACGGCACTGTGAAGCGAGCCCGAGCGCAGATTATCCAGATCACCACCGCCGGATTCGACCAGGAGAGCATCTGTTTCCGCGAATACGCCAAGGGGCGGCGCATCGAGAGCGGGGAAGTCGAGATGGACGACTACCTGTTCCGCTGGTACGGCGCACCCGAGGGCTCGGACTACACCGACGCGAAGGTGTGGGAGGCGGCGAACCCGAGCTTCGGCCAGCTTGTGACCGAGCGCACGCTACGAGACCAGTGGTCAAAGAAGACCGAGAGCGTCTTCCGGCGGTATTTCCTCAACCAGTGGGTGGAAGCGGAGGAAGAATGGCTACCGCACGGCGCATGGGAGCGATGCAAGGCTGAGCCGTTCGAGTTCGAGAAGGGGACGAAGGTTGCGCTTGGGTGGGACGCTTCGACGAAGAATGACAGCACCGGCATCGTCACCGCGGCCCCGCGCCACTGTAGCGCCGACAAGCTGCACATCCGGCTCAAAGCGAGGGTGTGGGAGCGCCCATACGGGCCAGATGGGCAGCCAGACGACACGTGGCGCCTGCCCATCGTCGAATGCGAAGGCCACGTCCGCGCTCAGTGCGAGCAGTTCAACGTTATCGGTGTAGCGTATGACCCCGCGTTCATTACGTGGTCTGCGGACGAACTGGAGGCCGCTGGGCTACCAATGGAAGAGTTTCCGCAGAGTCCCGCGCGTATGGCCCCCGCAACCGCTGCGGCCAGTGAGTTGATCCTTGACGTGTGCGAATGCGGTGATCCCAGGCTCGAACACGACGGTGATCCCGTACTGGCGCGGCACATTCGCGCGGCAGTCCCGCGATCAATGAGGCGCGGCGGGCAGATGCTGGAGAAGAGTGCAACGAGGCGAAAGATCGACGCGGCGGTCGCGATGCTGATGGCGATCGGCGTGGTGCTGAAGTACGAGGACGAAACTCCTGCCCCCGCTGGTGTATTCTTCGTATGACGAATGGTACAATCGTGTAGGCGAGTGCGCTGATTCAGGGGGTCAAGTTGCGGAATCCGTTTGCTTGGATGGCGAAGCCGTTCCGAAACGTCGAGCCGACGCCCTTTGCGCCTATCTCCATCGAGCCATTCCAGCACGGGCGCCCTCAGTACCCGGTCAACAACTACAATGTCTTCGCGCGCGAAGGCTACGGCAACAACGAGATCGTGTACGCGTGCATCGAGGAACTGAGCACATCGGCGGCGGAACCTGGACTGATGGTGCGTCGCGGCAAGAACTGGACACATGAACACCCCCTAATCGACCTTTTGAACCGTCCGAACCCCTTCATGGACAGGTTTGAGTTCTGGGCGACGGTTATCCTCCATCGATCCATTGCTGGCAATGCGTACGCGTTGCTGATTCGATCGCGTAGCGGCAAGGTCGTGGAGATGTGGCTGATGCGTCCCGACCGTGTGCGGGTGGTGCCGAGCAGCAGCACGTACATCGGAAGCTACGAATACGACACCGGGACGGGTAATCCGGTGCGATTAGCGGTCGAAGACGTGATCCACTTCAAAACGCGCAACCCTTTGGACCAGTTCTACGGGATGCCGCCCATGATGCCGATCGCTGGCCGCATTGACATCGACAACTACATGCGCGATTTCGTCTCGACGTACTTCCAGAAGGGCGGCGTCCCCTCTGGTGTGTTGAGCGTGAAGCAGGCGCTTTCAGAGGAACAGAAGGCCGAGATCAAGAAGCGGTACAGCAGGGAGTTCGGTGGTGCTGGCGGGTGGCACTCTTTGATGGTTTTGGACAGCGCAGAGGCCACATTCACCCCAATGACGCGTGATTTGGGCGCAAGTGGGCTTGTAATCCCGTCACTGGACGAGATTAACGAATCGCGAATTGCGATGGCGTTTGGCGTGCCGCTTACCATCATCGGTGCTCGCCTCGGCGTGAACTCGTCCAGCTACGCGAACAAGCGGAGCGACCGGGAGTCGTTCTGGGATGAGCACCTGGCACCGCTCTACAAGGAGATGGCCGGCCCTCTAAACCTGCGTTTGGTGCCGAATTTCCCCGGCGTAGACGAGATCGCGTTCGATTTGAGCGACGTTCGCGCCCTCCAAGAGGACAAAGACCAGATTCATGCCCGAGCCCGAGCGGACTACACGTCGGGGGGGATCTCGCTTGAGGAGTTCCGGATGGTGACCGGCTACGGGCCGCTTCCGTCTGCGGGGACGTTCCTAATTCCGGGCAACCTTGCGGCCACCCCAGTGGCGCGGATCGGTGTCATTCTCGAGCCTGCGCCCGTCCTCATCGCCCCAGTCCCCCAGGAGGAGTCCGTAGAGTGACCCAGCAAGTGGATGCGACACGCATGAAGTGCCCCAATTGCAGTAGGTTCCTCGGTGCAACTGACGGAACCTACTTCGAGCCTCCCCCATGCGATTGCGGCTGGCAGACCATCGCATCTCGCAAAACGATTCGCGCGAAGGGTAGTTGACAGCCGCCGATCACCGCCGCATGATTTGAGTAACTGCATACGCGCCTTAGGGTCTATTTAGAGACCAGCGGGCTAGAGGGCCTCACCCGAATCGGGCCAGATCGGGAGGAAGGCCCTTTTCCTTGCCCGAGTCGTGGTTCGAATTCAACCTCGCATCGCCCGATGCCGCCACCGTCCGGATATACGACGAGATCGGCGGCTTCGGCGTGTCGTCTGCGGACTTCATCACCGAACTCGATCAGGTCACAGCTCCCCTCATCCGGGTTCATCTGAACTCCCCCGGTGGCTCTGTCGATGACGGGCTCGCCATTATGAACGCCCTCATCTCCCATCCGGCCACGGTAGAGACGCATGTGGACGCTGCTGCGTACTCGATTGCGTCTGTCATCGCACAGGCGGGGAATCGGCGCTTCATGGCTCCACACAGCCGGATGATGATCCACGAGGCGATGGCGATGGGGTTCGGCTACGCCGAGGACTTCGACAAGGTAGCCGCCCATCTGCGCGAGACCACTGAGAACATCGCCAGCATCTACGCCGAGAAGAGCGGCAAAACCTCCGCGTATTGGCGCACGAAGATGGCGGACGAAACCCGGTTCACTGACAAGCAGGCGGTGGACGAGGGCCTGGCGGACGAAGTGGGGCGCGTGACCAACCTTGCCGCGTTCAAAGTGGCCGCGAACTTCGACTGGACCAAGTTCAAGAACCTGGGCGACCTCAAGGCTGAGATCGAGGCCGTGCTCGCTGATGAGCCGGAATCACCCGTTCTCCCCGAACTCATTGAAACCGCAGTCGCTGAAGGCATCAAAACGGGTGTCGCCGCGGCGGTTGAGGCCATCCAAGCCGTAATCGAGCGCAACCGCCTCGATCCGGGCGACGCGGCACGTCGCGAACTCGAAACGGCGATAGAGCGCGTCAAACTCTAGGAGGCCAACGGATGCCCGACCTGGCATTGCTCAACTCAGAACTCGCTGACATCCGCGCCGAGCGGGAGTTGCTGCGACAGAAACACCCCGGCGCGACCATGCCGGAAGAGGCACGTGACCGCGATCAGGCGCTTACTGAGCGCACCAAGAAGGTCACCTTCCTCATCGAGGAAGAAACCCAGAACGAACGCGACCGCCTCTTCGATGAGACCGCGAAGTTCATGGATGAGCCGCAGTACCAGATCAATCGCGCGGTGAACCCGGACGATGAGTCGCGGCGCATCATGATGCGTGCTGGCTGGGAAATCCGCGGTGGGACCATCCATCGGCAGACCGCTCGCGGCGAAATCGCGTTCTGTCCGGAAGAGGTCATGTTTGGCCCCGTCCCCCACGACGATCCAGTCGCGGCGCGTCACTTCACCCAGATGCGGGCGACCATGCAGCCGGAGTACCGGAACGCGTGGCGCAAGTGGCTGTCAGGAAAAGGTGACGAGCGCCGCCTGAACGCGGCTGAGCAGAACGCCCTTTCTGAAGGGACTGCATCCGAGGGGGGCTACCTTGTTCCCCCGGACATTGCGGCTGAGATCATGTCCCGCCGTGCGGACGCATCTGTCATGCGTAGCCTCGCAACGATCCGACAGACATCTCGTGACCGCATCCAGTTCCCCGCAGTGGCCCCGAACAGTTCCAGCGGGTCGGTCTACAGCTCGGGGTTCGTGGGTGGCGTGGTCGGTGAGCGCCCGACGAACACCGACGCTGGCCCGACGTTCCAGCAGTTCGAGATCGGGATCAAGAAGTTCGAGGCGTATACCAAGCTTACGAACGACCTCATCTCTGATTCGGGCTCCGACATCCTCGCGTTCCTCGCCACGGATGGCGGGCGAAACCTCGGCCTCGTCGAGGACAACGAGTTTCTCACCGGCGACGGCACTGCGCTTCACCCGCACGGACTCCTGAATGCTGGCATTACGACCGCCGATGTCGAGGGCACTACCAGCGACCACGTATCCAATACGGTTTCGGACGCAGGCTCTGCTCCCAAAATCATCGACCTGGCCTACCTGCTCCCAGAGCAGTACGAGGCTGGCGCATCGTGGCTTATGGCTCGCGCTACGAAGGGCAAGGTGCATCGCCTCGTGGATGGCGACGGTCGCCCCTGGTGGCAGGCCGCTGCTGGCGCTGGCGGACAAGCCGGAGCACCTGGCGATCTTGTCGAGTTCCCGGTACGGACATCCCCGTTCGTCCCGGTGGGCGGCACGAACGGCAACAAGGTGATGGTCCTGGGCGACTTCTCGGCCTACATCATTGCCGAGCGCACGGCCCTCTCGGTCATCGTTGACAACATGAACCTCATCGGTAGCGACGAAACGCAGATCTTCCTCCGCAGTCGTGCGGGTGGCGGTGTCTGGAACGTTGACGCCTTCCGGATCGGCATCGTCTAAGAAATCGGGGGCTTCGGCCCCCACCTTCCCTACGGAGGTAGGCACCTATGTCAGGCGCAGGTTTGGACCAGCCCCTCATCAAGAACGAGCGAGCCCCGGCGCTCTTGGACAAAGACACCGCGTCCGGTATCGCGACACAGACTGCCGGGACGGATATGGCGGGCTACGACAGGGTAGCGTTCGACATCGGCATCGGGACTGCGGTCTCGGGGGCGGTCTTCGACGCGTGGCTTGTGGAGTCGAACGAATCAAACCTCGGCAACGCAACCAACATCCAGAAGGCGTCGAATAGCTCCGCGCAGATCGCCATTACCCAGGCGACCGCCTCGGCCAACATGAATGCCACTGTCCGGACCCTAGAGGTCTTCCGCCCATCCAAGCGGTATGCAGGTGTCCGCCTGAAGACCGCGACGCAGAACATCACGACCGTTTACATCAACTCACGGCGCTATCGCGGAACCGGGGTCACCCCGGCCACGGTGGTTACCGACCACCAGTACGTCGCGTCCGCCGCTTACAACGCCTAAACCGGGTGGAGGGATCATGGCTTCTCTGAGCCCAACCCTTGAGGAGACCCGGCAGGCACTGGCAGAGGAGTGGGAGAGCCGCAAACCCGTTGGCGACGATGGGATTGCGGCCTTCTACCGTGACAGTGAGTGTCTTGGTGCCGACCTCGATGCGTGGCACGCGACGCCTGAACGCCAGGAATGGACGCGGGCGATCGTGCAGGTCGCGGGCGCCAACGGTGTGCGCTCGGTTCTCGATGTGGGCGCTGGTGGCGGGCATGACCTTCGAGCACTGAAGGCAGAGTTTCCGGCGATTCTCTGTAATGCGGTGGAGCCGAACCATTCCCTTGCCAGTCGTATACCTGTAGGCGGGGGGCCGTGGACATCCATTGAAGATGTTCGCGGTGAGTACGACCTTGCCATCTGCATCGATGTCCTCGAACACGTAGCCGACCCAGCTGCGCTGCTCGCTGGGATTGCCGAGAAGGTACGGCCCGGTGGGCTCCTCATCGAAGCCACGGCCACTCATGACCAGAGCACGCCGCTGCATCTCCCCGAGCACGCGAACTGGATGCCGGACAAGCAACTGGCAAAGGCGGGTTTTCAGCCTGTCGAGCAGGTGAACCGGCTGGTGGTGTGGCAGAAGACCGGCGCCGTTGAAACCGACATGGCCACCGTCCTCCTGTGCGCGCACCGCGAAGTCTCGGTGCCCACCGTCGAATGCCTGTTCGAACTGGTCGGTAAAGGCTGGCCGGTCGCCATGGTGTACGGCGATGCGCTCATCGACCGAGCCCGTGCGAAGGCTGCTTCGGCGTGGTTCCTGAATGAGACCACCGACGTGTTCCTGATGATCGACGACGACATCGTATTCAAGGTCGAAGACGCGGAACGAGTCGTCGCGCTGGCCCGTGAGAAGCGCGGGATAGCGTGTGGCGCTTACCCGGTAGGTGGCGGCGGGCATCTCGCCTCGCGGGGCTGGCCGGGTACGTTGCTTGAGTTCGGCCCTGACCAGGAGCCGTGTGAGATCCGCTGGCCCGCGACAGGGTTCATGGCCGTCCATCGTGACGTTATCGCCGCCCTGATCGAATCGCTGGGCGACCCATGCTATCCGGGGAATCCTGACCAGTTCTGGCCCATGTTCCAGCCGTTCAAGCTCGGCCCCGACTACCTGTCTGAGGACTACGCGTTCGGACAGCGGGCGCTCGACCTCGGGTTTAAGACGTGGCTCGACCCTAAATCGATCCTGATTCACCTCAAGGTCAGCGGCTTGAGCGTCCTCAACATGCCGGGGGCGACTGTCCGATGAATTGTCCCCACGACGGCGCGGAGCTAATTGAGCACGGCCCCGAAAACCCGTTCAAGGTTGGCGCGTTCCATTGCAACCAGTGTGGCTGTTGCATGTTCGCCGATGGGCAGGTTCGGCCAGGGCATCCAGCTTGCCTAGCATCGGATCTGGTGTCAGAGCCACCGGACAAGCCTGTTGGGCCAGCAAAGAAGACGCGGAGGGCGAGGCTATGACCCGGTATCCGGCACGTGAAGTTTCGACCCCGTACATCGATGAGAGTCTGAACGACATCCTTACCATCCTCGGCACGACGAAGACGAGCCTGTGGCCCTGCTGGGAACGCACCGGGGGGCTCGTCTCGGGCATTGGACTGGGTGACCTCATCCCTTCGGAGACCGCTGGCGCTGCTGAAGCACTCGAAGACGACTTCGCGCCGATGGTCCTGCCGGGCGGGCTCTGCTCCTACCACTTTCACCCGACTGGCGACCATCACCTGGCCGGCATCGACAGCGCAGCCTACACCTTCGGGGACGGCTCAGTGGACGCACCCTTCAGCGTCGGCGCATGGATTCGCCCCAACGCGATCGCATCGAACACGATCATCGCGAAGTACAGCGCGACCGTCCGCGAATGGCGGTTCTGGGTTGACGCATCTGGACTGCTCGACCTCGAACTCTATGACGAGTCCGCGGACACCACCGAGATAGCCACGAGCACGACCGCGATCACCATCGGGCGGATGCAGTTCGTGGTTGCCAGCTATGACGGCGGCGAGACCGCGCCGGTTATCAACCTCTACGTGAACGGGGCGCTGGCGAACGACGGCACCTCAGCCGAGACCGGCGCCTACGTCGCGATGGAAGACACCGCCACCCCGCTCACCGTTGGGTGTTCTGGCGTGACCGCGACCCCGGTGAACGAGTTCCACGGGCGCATCGCGCTTCCCTTCATCTGCGGCAAGGCATTGAGCACTGCGGAAGTCCTGAGCCTCTACGAACTGACCAAGCCGATGGTCGGCGTGGAGTAGTGAACAACTACGCCCGGCTCGGGGACACGCGCACCGCGATCGCTGGCGTGGGGGCAACGCCTACGGACGACGCCACGATTTTGGACGCCATAGAGGCGGCTTCACGCGAGATCGAGGGGCGGCTGGCGGGGCGGCACTTCTTCATCAAGACCGCGACCATGTATTTCGACGGGTCTGGTAGCTCGTGCCTGTACCTGCCGCGACCCCTCGATCTCCTCGAAGTCACCACACTCAAGGTGGACGCGGACGGCGACGGGGTTTACGAAACCACCCTCACCGACTACTGGCTCGAACCGGCGAACCGGGCTGCTAAACACACCATCGAACTCAAGCCCAGCGCATCGACGACAGCGTTCACGTTCGCGCGCCGCGCGGTCCAGGTCGTCGGCAAATGGGGTTATTCAGACGAGTCCCAAGCTACCGGCTTGACCGGCACTGTAGACGGTTCGGCTACGACACTCACCGCCTCGGATGACGCGACCGGCCTCATCTTCGCGGGCGACACGCTCCTCGTGGAAGACGAACAGATCCACGTCACTGACGTGAACGCCGCGACGCTGGGCGTAAAGCGTGGCGTTAATGGCACCACTGTCGCCGCGCATTCAGGCGCCGCGATCTCGGTTCGCACTTACCCCGCAGACATCATGCTCGCCTGCCGCATCCGCGCCGCTGACGTGTATCGCGGCCAGCACACCGGCTACTCCGGCCAGGTATCGGGTGGGGAGTTCGGCGGGTTCTCTTCCAACACCGCGTTCGCACAGTTCATGGGCCTGCTCAAGCCATACATGGACGTGACCTTCTGATGGGCGGCGGATTCCAGCTACGCGTCGAACTGGACGGCAAGTCCGTCACGCGGCTCAACCGTGCGCTGAAGGCATTGGGGGAGACGGACGCCCCGTTCATCCGCGCCGCGCTGGATGACATCGGCCCACGGTTCGCAGGCGCGATTAAGTCGCGGGCAAAGGGCGGCATCGCGGCGGGCGTGCAGACGAAGGGCGTGAAGGGCTCGGGCGGGGCTCTCCGTTTTGCCGGTGTGGTGAAGCATCCCGGCTCCCGGTCTATGGAGTTCGGGCGCCAGTATTACTACCGGGGATACAAGGGCCGCGCGGTG